TTACGCAATTCTAGTTACTATAAACTGCATATTTTTTACGTCTGACTTTGTTTTCCAAACCATTCCTTCAGCTTTTTCTTTATAAAGCCGAGCATTTAAAGTGTAAGTAACAGACGTTTTTTGAATGATAGGAAATACTTCTATTGCACCAACGTCCATGTTTCGCAAAACATTGATTATACTGCGTCTTTCTATTTCTTTTTCCATACTGATTAATTTTAAAATAAAAGTTCCCCCGAACCAATTCGATCGGCAGCATCACGCTTTATTCGGAGGATTTACTTAACTTTGGGACGTATAATCAAAAATTAAGTGAAGAAATTCATTCATTATCTCTCTTTTTATCTCGATTAAACCCGACTTTACAATCTGCATAATCCCAAAAAGCTTTCTGTATCATAGCAGGAAGCTTTTCGGCTACGATTTTAGCTGATTTTATCGGCATATTCTCTACACGTAATGAGAATGTGGCATCTTCCAAATTCTCATTCCTATCGTTTTTAATTGTTACTTGAATCATGTGATTATTAATTGATTAATAAATTTCCCCCGTTCCAAGATTATTCACTAATAAAAAAGGAACGGGGGATTTTCTTATTTTTGAAGTGTCAAATCAAAAAACAAGAAAATATGAATAATGAAGAAAAAGTAGTTTCATACTACAAAGAAACTTTAGAGAAAAAAATCGAATGGACTTTCAGACTCCAAAGCACTCTGTTGACTGTTGCATCCGCTACTTTTGCTGTACTTGTTTCTTTAAGCAATCTTTCAACCAACAACGCTTGCAGTCGAATTTTACTATTGGTGGTAATATGTTCAAACGCACTATCCATCCTTTTTTCGTGTATAACCATATACGAGAATCGAGCAATGAGCAACGTGATGATACGCAACGCTCAAAAACGGGTAGAAGAATATATCCTCTATAGCTTATACAATTCCAAAATGACCGTAACGCCAGCCGTACCACGCAATAAAATCTTCGCAATTTGTGAGTCAATTTCCTACATTTCATTTCTATTCTTTATTATTAGTTTAACAGCCTATGCAATTTATAAGATATACACGCAGTTGTAACGTCAATTAAACATTGAAGTGATGAACGGATTCGAACCGCCGACCTCATGTAGAAACATGCGCTCTAACCAACTAAGCTACATCACCTTTATATACATAAAGCAAATGCCACGATTTGCCGACAAACGTCTAACTGATTTAGTTTTACAACGATACGGCTTGACCATTAACCACAGCATTATATCGTTGGGAAGCCCGCCTACATCAGTAATCCCTTTCGGCACGTGTCGGCTTCCAAAACACCATTTTACCAAGATGTCAAAGAACTCTCCTCTGTTGTTCCCAGTCTCCCTTCAAGGGCAGGCTCAAAGACCGGACTGGGTGCCGGATAACCGGCGGTTTGGTTTGACTTTAGTGAGGGTTAGAGAATACTTTGGTTGTTCTTCAAAACTATATCCATTAAGTTTCTTTGCGATTCAATAAATTTCTTCAAATCATCACATTGGGAAACTTTCTCTCTATAAAATCCACGTTCTGATTCTAAATCTCGTTTGAGTTTTTCATTTTCACCTCTCAAAGAGTGGATCAACGCGTCTCGTTCTTCAATCACAGCTTCATATTTGTCTCGCTGTATTTCTAGTTCGGTTCTTTTATCCATTGTTGTATAATTTGATTAATCTCCGACGTAATGTGCACCGTAATGAGTACTATTTGGGTTGTAGTAAGCGGAAGCGGGAATATTAAGGTTATTATATTCCTTGCTAGGTGTAGCTTTGGCAGTCTTGCTCATAGCTTCATGTCTTTCAGCTAAAAATTTATCAGTTCTTGATTTCACTGCTTCCGGTGAGAAACTTTCTTGGAGTTTTGCAAAGCTCCATGCAGATTTTAAACACTCTGAAAATGTTTTTCCACCCTTCTTGTAATTGCGGTGTGCAGACTTCATTATTTGTGATAAATTGTAGCTCATAATCGTTATTTTTTAATTGGTTTTATCAATCATTTTTTGTATGTTTGTATGATTGATTGATTTATGATGCAAATGTAATCCAAATATGGATAATTTCAAATCCAAAAATCTATTTTATTATCCATATTTGGATATATTAACTTTATAGTAGTTTTTATGATTAATAGAATTAAAGAAGTCATAGCCCTTTCAGGGCTATCTGATAGGGCATTTGCCATTAAATGTGGTATTAAACAAAACACATTGAGTAGACAATTAGGAGGGGTAAGTGAGGTTAGCGCCTCAACTATTAATGCAATATTGGATAACTACGAAGAAATATCCGCAGAATGGCTGTTAAGAGGAAAAGGTTCTATGCTTCTTCAAAAAGAAGAAACAGAACCAGGAATGGATAAATTGAAAAGTATAGTATATACCATCGCCAATTTACAAGATGAGATTAATGAAAAGACGATGCTCACTCAACGTCTTTTGGAAGAAAATCAAAAACTGAAAGGTGAATTAGCTATGTTAAAGAATGAAAGAAATATAGGATAAACCAACAACACAGAAATGAAAAAAATACTATTACTAATTTTAGCTACAATGCCATTGTTCTGCTTTGCTCAAAAAGTAGACACAAAAATAGACGATTTTACAGGTGAGAAAGTAGTTACAACATCGTGGGAAAAGATTTACTCGGGTGGTGCAACAGGTAAGAATCAAACACGAATAAGATTCAGACACGAAGGCGGTGTAGATTTGATAGAGTTTCGTGTCTTCACAGACTGTGCTACTTCGTGTAATAAAGGACAAGAAATGCTCCTCAAAACGAACGACGGAATTATCAAAGTAAAAAATGTAGAATATACGCTAGCAAAACCAGGGGATTGGACCCCAAATGGCATTAATAGCAAACTAGGAATTTATATTGTATGTCTAGGGAGTGATTTAGAAAAGCTCTCAAACGAAACAGTAACTAAAATGCGGCTAACATTTAGTGATGGATATAGAGATATAGCTTTGAAGGAAAAGGATTCTTCTAAGCTACAAGAGTTATACAATCAATTCAATAAAGCCAAATAACAACCTTGAGTATCGTTTTATGAAAAAGATATTAATCGCATTAATGCTTATTATACCACTTTTTGCAAATGCACAAAAAGATAATAATTTAGCATTCAAAGATTCGTTGAATATATATAAGGATACTTCATCCGAATATCACTCAAAATTAGATTCACTATATTCTAGTTTCGAGGAAAAATATAAAAATCAACAAGTTACTAATATTGGTGGCATTCCTTTTGGGATTTCTAGAGAAGAAGCATTACCCATATTAAGAAACAAGTATGGAGAAGAAATGTATAATCCTAAGAAAAAAAACATATTGTCTTTTAATAATATAAAGTATGCTGGTGTGGATTTTAATACTGTGCATTTTCTTTTCCAATCAGACGGAATTAATAGTTATTTTAATACTTGCATATTTGTTTTAAACGCAGATACAGAAAAAGAAGCAATTGACAAACAAAAAAAAATGAGCGATATTTTGTCTAAAAAATATGAATTATCTTGCGTTAAAGATGCCAATGGACTTGATTCATACGGTGGTGGCGTATCCCCATTATGGGATGGACATTGGAGTTCGTTGTTAAAAGAAGAATATCTCACAGCGATCCATACAGATATAATCAAGTACGATGAAGAGCTAGCAAAAGACACTGGAATCAAATATGCTACTCGTATAATCTATGGTCCTTACAATTATATTAAAGAAGAGTTTTAGTTCCTAATTATATTATCAGCAAACAACAACTATTATAAAATTACAATATGCGCCCAATTAGAACTGTACCCCCAAAAGATGAAAGAGAATATCCTTTAGTTATAACAGCTGAAGAAAAGGATAAAGTATTAAATTATATTTTGGTTGTAGCAAACGGGAAAAGAACAGCTAAACTAAATTATAAAGATATACCAGACCTTAGGATCAGTAAAGAACAATATGAAATAGTTTTAGAGGAGTTCAAAAATAGGAGATTTATTGACTATAAAGGATATGGTATTGAATATCTTACGTTGAATTTTGAAATATTCAATTTTGCAGAAAAAGGGGGATTCACTGTTGAAAGAGACTTATATATATTAAGTTTTGATACATTTCAAATGCAGCTAGAACGATTAGAAAAGGAGTTAAGCCCTGATACAGCAGCAAAAGTTGATGATGTTGTCGGAAAAGCCAAAAATATAACTGAACTACTGATAGGGCTCTCTGCTCTAGCTGAAAAAATGAATCTCTAAGATTTATTATCAGGATCAGTTAATAGGAACTCCAATATAGAAGCTGCACGAAGCAGTCTTGAAGCATATAGAGTTGCATCTGCATCCGGGTTGTATTGATAACGCCTAGTCTGAAACTTTTTAAAAGTAACAAAGCCACTAGACATATCATTAGCAAGTGTTTTCAAGCTTGATATAGTTTCTTTTACATTTTGGTCATAAGACATTTTTATACGCATACGAGCGGAATCATCCACTTTTGCACAACACTGGGGATAAAAGGCTGTCGCATTATCTTCTTTAGAAGATTGTTTTTTACTTATCCTTCTTAGGACATTTTTTAATAACGATTTCATAAACGCACTATTTTAGTTTGACAATGCGCAAATATAATATTTAAAGTAATATAAAATATGAAATATAGAAATCTTGATAGTACATAAAACATCAAATGGTCGAATTATAGTCGAACCATAAAAAAAAGCAGGACTATATAATTGATATACAGAATATACAACTAGATTTCCAAAAATGTGTCTAGTTTAGTTTTTGTGTTAATAGCTCCCTCGTCGGCGGACGAACTAGGGAGCTATTTTTTTTATTTATTACAGGAATATAATTGCACAAAATATACATATTTTCCATAACTTTGCAGCGACAAAGGATCACACAAATGGAATATAGCGTAGAAGAACTAAAAAGTGCATTAATAGAGAAATGCGAGAGTGAAGGTATCCTGTATGCAACGGTTGCAATGGACCGTCGTACTAAAGAAATGATTCTTCCTGATACTTTACAAGGAGCTCTGAAACATCCGGAATTCTTCGTATGTACCTGCAAGAAAGTAAAAGACCAATATGTAGTGGAGGAGATTACTAAAGTGTAA